CGCTGACCGTGGCCCGGATTCAAAGGCGCCGGGAAAGATAAAGAACGTCTATGCCCACGATCTGAAGGTGCAGATCGGTCGCCCCACATTGATGGATGAGCGCATTGTAGACAATATGAATTGTCAATATGCGGAATCCGAAATACTTAACACCACAAAGGGCAATGATACGCTGATCGAATACCAAGAGGGAGTCATCGACAACCACAGCATCGGATTTCAGTATCTGGGTTCAGGCCTGGAGCTAGTGACAGCCGATGATAGTACTTGGACCAAATGGCTTTCTATGCTGATGAACCCGCAGGATGAGGAAGACGCTGGCTATATGTTCATTGTGTCGGAAATAAAGCAATTCGAGTGGTCGCCAGTCGCTTTCGGTGCCAATGAACTCACTCCTTACCTCGGCGTAAAGTCCGGCAATAAAGATGGCATGGCCCTGAAAGTCATGGAGCGGATTGACATGCTGGGTAAACAGCTTCGCAATGGACGCCAGTCCGATGAAGCCATGTACGGCTACGAACTTGAAATACTTCAACTGAAGCAAATCATAAGCGAATTATTCCTGCAAGGGCCGTCCCTAAAAGACACGCTAATCGAGAAGCGCCGTCAGAATAACGAAGACACCCACCTGGAAGTAGATCTCGCCGGAATCCAATTTTTCAAAAACATTTCAATTTAAAAAAATGCCAATCACACAAGCAGAAATAGACGTGATCGTGGGTAAATGTGATACCCAGGCACAGGAGCTATTCAAAAAGCAGGCAGATAAGTTCAATGAACAAATCACTGCCTTAAAAACAGAGACGCAGGGCAAGGTGGATGCTGCCGTAGACCAGGCCAAAAAGGGGCTTATTTCACCTGAACAGCTGCAGGAGGCGACCACGAAGGCCACGGAAGAGCTTTCGAAAACCATCACGGCCCAGGAGCAAATTCTGAAGGCCCAGGGCGATAAGATCAATGGTCTGATCGAAGCTCAGAAGAAGCCATTCAGCGGCATGGAAAAGATCGAGGATATCTTCAAAGAGAATACGCAAAAGCTGAAGGAGATCCACAAGGCTGGCACTGGCTTTATTGAGGTCAACCTGGAAGGCAAAGCGGTTGATTCTATCGCCAATTCCATCCAGAACATGACGACGCCGCCCGGATCTCCCTACGCGCCTGGTATCAGCAATGTACCGCTGACGGTATACGATATCCTGCGTAACCAGCAGTTTGTATCCAGCTATACGGACAATGGCAATACCGATGTCAGCCGCCTGGCATGGATTAATGAAACCAGCCTAACCGGCGCACCTGCACTGGTATTGGAAGGGGCCCAGAAGCCGCTGACGAGTCGCACCTTCAAGGTGGAAATGTCTACGGCTAAAAAGATCGCAGCTGCGATACAGATCACCGAAGAATTCGACCAGGATTTGCCTTATCTGTCCAGCCAGGTTAAGTCTCTGCTTCAGTTGGACCTGGTGCGAGCCTTTGATGATCAGATCCAGACGGATGTCATCGCGCAGGCGTCGCCCTTCGATTTCACCACGGCAGGCATCGGCGGGTATAACCTCGGCGCACTGAAAGGTAATATTTACGATGCCACATTGTGGGATGCGCTGACCGCCATGGGCCTATACCCCCGTATCAACAACTTCATCCCGAATGTCAGCCTCATCAATCCCATTACTTGGGGTAAGATGCAGATGGGTAAGGATACGGTGGGTCGGTACAACTATCCCAGCGATGATCTGATCAGTCGAATCAACGCACAAATCGGCAACAAGCTATTCCCCGACTTCGCGCTGGTTGGTGACATGAAGCAGTTCAAGGTCCTCATTTATAAGGATTTCGTCCTGAAAATGGGCTGGATCAATGATGACTTCATTCGCAACCAGTTCACTGTCGTAGCCGAGGTGCGTTTCCATGACTATATCAGCACAGCCCGTCAAAAGGCTATTGTATATGGCGAAGCCAAGTGGGTAGCAGAACAGCTTAACAGCAGCAGCCAACCCATTATCGGTAGCTAATTTCTAAGCGTCAACGAATAGTTAAATGAGCCTGATCAACAGTTCATATTTCGTAGGGCCGCTGACAATAGCGCAGCTGGGACAGCAATCGGTGCAGGACAATCTCAACTTGTTCATCAACCGTGCTGAACCGCAGTTATTGGAAGCGGCCTTGGGATATGATCTATGGCAGGATTTCATGAATGGATTGCAACAATCAGTCATCGATCCGAAGTGGTTGGCTTTAAGGGACGGGGTAACGTTTAAATCGGTAAGTAGCTGGCCCAGCTGGTTCTATGGTTTTACGTGGTTCAACCGGTATTACTGGCTGAATTCGCAAAGGTCCATGCACTTTCCAGGGTTTGCTTCTCCGCTGAGCTTCACAGGGCCGGTCAACGGCCTAAGCACAGTGGTGCTGATCGCCGGCAATGCTACGGGTGATCCCACGCTGGGTGTTTCCAACCCTATTCCAGGGACTAACACTTTCACATGGTCTGGACTTGCCAATGCTGTCTATTCCATCGAGCGGAAGCCCACGGGGACCATGATCCAGGGTATTGACTACAGTCTGAGCAACAACAACCAAACCATCACCCTACTAAAACCGGGTGATAAATGGGGGATAGGAGAAATCTTTATCCTGAAGTTCACTCAGGGGATCACTACAGGTGGTCCTTCGAATAGCTACGTCAGCCCGCTGGCCGGCTATGTGTACTATCTGTGGGTGCGTGACCAGGTTACTCTTAATACCGGCTCCGGCGTCGTGAAAACCAAATCGGAGAACGCCGATAAGTGGAATCCTGGCCCCCGAATGGTCGATGCATGGAATCAGATGTCTCAGGACATGTACAAACTCTGGCAGTACCTGGAAGCGTCCAATAATGCTGACCCGACGACTTATCCCAGCTACGACCGCACCAAGATCCATTATGGATTTTTTCAACCCATCAATGTCTTCAATATATGACAACACAACCCGTCTATATCGTTGACATCATCGGGGATGTGGTGCAGAAGACGCAGGCGGCTATCCTTGCCGCTATTCAGGCAAATGAGGCTGCGGCACTCGGCACGACGAATATCCAAGCGATCAATTACCAGTATGGTCCTTTTGAAGAGCTCATTGAAACACTGGCCCAGTACGACACGGATATCAACCTGCGGAATCAGAAATATCCGCTGATCTATCTGGTAACAGATTTCAAGGAACAGCGTGGCCGTCAGGCGGGGGTATATGCGGATACAAGGCTCAATATCGCTATCTGCCATCAGACCGAACCGACCTACAAGTCGGCGGAAAGAAAGGCAAAGGTGTTTGCGCCGGTACTATATCCGATTTATTACCAGTTCATGGAAGAGATCACTAAGCATTCTATGACGATGGCCGGGTCGCCGGACATGCTTCAGCACGATAAAACGGACAGGTATTACTGGGGAACCCGGGAGCTTGGGACATCCAGAAACAAGCTAGCAGACTACGTTGACGCAATAGAAATAGAAAATCTTCAAGCAAAATTCGATTATCAACCCTGCTTTCCATAAGCAGAAAAACAAATAACCATGGCAGCAGTTCACGAACTCAATTGCGCATCCAGCCGAAAAAATGTCGGCTATGGCGCCGGTTGCCCTTTGGATTGGAAAATTATCGCCGGCGCGTTCATCTGGGACCAACCTAAGACGTTCTCCGCCGCAGAGTTAGCCAACCTTCAGGTAACCTTACAAAATCTTGCATGGAGCGATACGGCAGCAAGCCGCATGTATCCTATCAGCAAGTTCCTTAACCCACAGGATAATTCGCAGGAGCCCGTCATTCAGACATTCAGTGACGGTTCTGAAGCGAAGGTCCGCGATGGCATTATGGATTGGAAATTCGATTTCACCGCAGGCGGTTTCCCGCTTTTGCAGGCCCTGCGGACGCACAACGGCAACAGCTCGGTATATGCCCTGTTCTATGACAAGAACAACAATATTCTGGGTTACAATAATGGCGGCAACCTGGCGGCTATTCCGCTGCAAATCTTCGACGCGGAGGTGTGGAAGATGAACACCGGCCAGGCAACTGCCGTATACCGCGTTCACTTCGTGTTCGATCCCTACTACGGTACGGACAATGCGGAATACACGAACGCTGGCTTTGATCTTTCGCAGATCGTCGGTCTGCAGGACATCAAACCCGTGGTTCAGGGATTCAATCAGACGACCGGTCTGGCGAACCTGAAATTCCTGACTGAAAACGGCGGCTCCAACCTGTATGATGTCTACTCTGCGGATTTTGTGACGGCCATTTTTGCGGCCACGAATGCCTCTACAGGCGGTGATATCACGATTACCAGCGTTACGCCCCGCTTGGGCGACAAGTCGTTCAACATTCAGCTCAACCACGCCGATGCTGATTGGCCGTCGGATGGCAACGTCATCCTGAGCTTTAAAGCACCTTCGGTGCTGGCGGCCAATGGACTGACGGGTTTTGCGGGTGAATCCGTCTACCTGGAAGTGACAAGTTCCTAATTGAATAACCAATGGCCCGGTTTTCGGCCGGGCCACTATTTCACATTATGCGTTACGAAGGAATAAGCTGGAATGAAGAGTGGGCTCGATCAATGACAGAAGAAGAGTTTGTCAACTCTCCGCTGAATAGAGTCCATTGGAGCGAAGCGCCCAATGTCATTCCAAGCGATCAACGGAAAAAACGGCTCAGAGAATTATGGCAATTGCTAAATCCAAAAGCCAATGCGAACAATCATCAGTCTGCTGAAAGCGGTGGAAAAAATACAGATACAGCTGGTTTGCGAAATAGCAGTGGATCAAACCAAAGAGAACCTTCTTTCCCTGAATAGACAACAGATGTTTGATGGGAAAACAGAAACGGGGGATGATATTTCTCCGTCCTACTTGGAAGATCCATATTTCAAAAGCCGGGAATCTGCACAGCGATATTCCGACTGGAAAGATAAAATCACGCCAAACCCTAAAAGAAAAAAGGGGGTGCCCAATCTGTTCATTGTTGGCACTTTTCACGATTCGATAAGTATAGAGGTGGCGGGTAGTTCAATCAAATTCCAATCATCCTTTGAGAAAGCAAGCGCTATTGTTAGCAAGTTTAGCGGCAATATATACGGACTTGGGGGAGAATATAAGGCAGATTACATAGTAACTGATCTCTCGCCAGCAACAGGAGTAGAATTGGTAAAACAACTGAACAAAAGATGAGTTTCTGCCCCACCTGCGTAGATGCATACAGGGAAAAGAATCAGGCCATATCTGACAGGACCGGGCAGGCAAAACAATTAGCACGTGAAAAAGGGAAAGCACAAGCGATCTGCAAAGACGAAGTCAACCAAACGTACTTCATTACTGACGCCGCTACGGCCTTCCAGCAGCATTTCCTCATCGAGCAAGTGGTATCGGGACTGCCGGATTGAGCTCGACAGATTTTTAGATACCCTATATGAAAAAGATTATAGCCGCCTGATCATTGAAGGGAGCGTTCCGGAAGAGGTTTTGCGAGATGCATGGCGAACGATCTATGCGCAGTTTTGCGAATTGACACAGGAAGGAACATACAATGAATTACTGGACAAGTCAATTCAAGTGCAGGAGTTAAACGCCAGGATCACGCTGCTGGATGGAATTATACAGCAGCTGCAATTGAACTACGACCCTCTTTTAGTCCGCCTCGTGAATGAAATGGCGATTCCTCTACAATTGACACCCGATGAGGATCCGTACAAAAAGCTGAAGCAGGTTCAAGGAAGGGTCAAAAGAATGCTCTTCGAGCTTGGCAAGTTGGAAAAAGAGGTTGAAGCCATTCAAGCAACGCATCAAGAGGGAAGCGGAATTGAAGTTTTCGAAGATTGGTTGTCCGCCATGAGTCGGAACTTCCAGTATGCAGTAAAAGCAAAAGATATTTCTGTTTTGCAGTTCGTTCGAAATCAGAAGATGCTGCAAAAACAATTTGAAAAACAACAAGATGGCAGAAATAGAAAGAATTGATTCCCTGTTTAACCTTCCTGATATTCAACAGGAGTTTGCTGCTGTTAAGGCAGGTCTGGCTGATAGTCAGAAGGGCCTTGTTGACTTATATAACCTAATCAAAGGTTTCAAGGATACTAATATCAGCAACCTTGCCACCAATTCCGAAAAGCTTTCCCAGGCGATCAATGGCAGCGTTCAGTCCACAGCTAAAGCGGCCCAATCATACGATGTTCTCACAAAAAAGATAGTAGATCAAGTAAAATCTGCATATGATTTGCAAGGTGCGGTCAAGGTTGCGGCAGATTCTTATGAGCAATTGATTAAGGGTTCTATAAAGAACCGGATTGCCATGGACGATCTGAGAGCCTCCGCTGTTGATCTAAAATTGGCCTATAAGGAAGGAAAAATTACCCAGGAAGGATATCTTAAATCGTTAGAACCTATTGTAAGCGCTCAGCAGGCTCTTAAGATATCCAATCAAGAGATAACCAAAGCGCTCAATAACCTCGAAAGGCAATCACAGTCTTCGTCTGGATCTGTTGATGAGCTTAGGGCATCATTGAACCTCCTTACTAATCAGTATGATAAACTTTCGGAAGCGGAGCGCGAAACAGAGGGCGGCCTGCAACTTAAAAAGCAAGTGGATGACCTCAGCAGCTCTATTAAAAAACTAGAAGGGGATACTGGGCGCTTTCAGCGCAATGTAGGAAATTATTCCGGAGCCTTCCAAGAGGCATTTAAAGTGTTGAAAGATGAATTATCGGCAGTCAATAAGCAGATGGGTGATCTGGAAACAAAAGGTAGCACAGTGGTCCGGAACTTAACTGGCGGTGGAAAAATCGGATTCGATCCCAGTAGGCATAAAGGGGATGTGACATCATTCACCAAAGCAGGCGGCGAGACTGCCAACATTGCTGCCGGAGATGCTGGAAATTATCAAGCACTTCAACAAAAACAAGAAATCCTTAATAAACTGGTTAATAGCACCAGTATTGGTTTCAAAACTACCCGACAGGAGGCCAGAGCTTTCCAAGAGGCTGCTGTTCAATTAGGATTAACAGTGGGTCAGACAGACGAGAAATTCATAGAGTTTAATAAAGCCATCGGGGAAGTCCAGAATGGGATCAATGACATAAAGGCCGCGACAAAGTTCCAGGCCCAGGATGCGAAATTGTTTGTCGGTCTTGTGTCTGCTGTCAATGGATTGGTAGGGGCATTTGGGGCCGCTCAGGCCGCAGCTGGCCTTTTTTCGGACGAGTCCGAAGAAACTCAGAAGCAAATGCAAAAATTGCAGCAATTGCTCGTGCTAATCACAGGCTTACAACAAGTTGCCAATACGGTACAGGAGGAATCTGGCGCTGTGCAACTGGTTCTTGCTGCACGGATTAATTTGACCAATGCGGCCAGGAGAATACAAACCTTATTGACCACCCAGGCTATTGCTGTGGTTACAGCGGACACTGCGGTAAATGAAGCCAATGCCGTTTCGCAAGAGGCAATGGCCGCCAGCGCTGGAGAAGCAGCGGTTGCCATGGAGGCAGAGGCGGTAGCGAGCGCAGAAGCCGCAACGGCGACGACCGCATTTTCGACAGCATTTATTGCAACAGGGATTGGGGCTATTATATTGGCCGTAGGCGCCGCCATTGTCTATCTGGTTAGTAAGATCCCCGGATGGATACAGGGAAGCAAGCTCACCATTCAGCAGCAGAAAGACTTGGCAGATGCTATTAAAGCAGCAAACGATGTCATTGTTGCGCAGGCTGATATCATAAAAGAATTGGATGGAGTCACGAAAAGGTATTATGAGAACCAGTTGACGCTTGCCACAGCATCCGGGCAGAATGAATATAAACAATTTGCGCTGAAAAAACAAATTGCCAAAGAAGAAAAGCAGCTCGCACAGGACCAGGTTGACTTACTGGGCGCAACAAACGCCAATCAAGTAGAGCAAGCGGCCGCTATCCAGAAGTTGAATGACGAGCTTTCGCAATACTTAGATATACAAAAGCGCATTAATTCCATCCCTAAAAAGGACCAGACGAGTAACGACAAAGATCAATTGCAAGCCTCGAAGACTAACCAAGAGATCACTGAAAAACAGATTGCGGCCCAGACCTCTCTTTATAATGCAGGCAAAAAAGCCCGCGCGGACCTTTTCGCCGCGAACTTGAAAGCTGATGAACTGGATCTTCAGGAAAGTAAATTTTCAGCCGACGAGCAGCGCAAGCTTATACTGGAGACCGCCAAGCTTGAAGTAGACGCACAAAAGGATAAAAACAGTAAGATTCTTTCCGACCAAGCGAGCACCTTGCAGGAGCGGTTGCAGGCTATTCGCAGCAATGCTCAACAGGAAAAGAAGGCTGCCCAAGCTGAATTTAAAAGCGTTCAGACCGATCCATCTACAACCCCATCACAGCTTTTGGAAGCCCGTCGTAAGCTCAACGCTGCTTTTGCACAGGCCGACCGGGATGCGGCTAAAGAAACACAGGATACCAACAGGACGTATTATGAACGCGACAGGGATGCTGCGTTGGCAATATATAAAGATGAACAGGAGCAAAAAATACGTATTGCACAGGATCTTCAACAGGGTAAAGTCAATAATCCAAATCCTTTTCAACCCAACGAGGTTCCACTTTCTAAGCGTTTGAAAGGTTTGTATGATGAGTATTCGGCTAGAAAAAACATGCTCAATGCCGAATTAAAAGTGGAGCTGGATAAAGAGGGGCAAACGGAAGAGGAGAAACTGGCGATTTATGCAAAATACGGTAACGATATCGATTTGCTCAACCGAGACTTTCAAAAATCTTATCTGGAGATGGAGAAAGAGGCGCAAGAATTGAGCCTCCGGCAGTGGGAAATGTATTATTCTAAAAGAAGAAATCAAATTGATAGCGAAGCGGACGACGCTATTAAGGGACTTAATCAAAAAAATATTGGCGATAAAGAATATGCGAGGCAACGGCAAAAAATTGAAGATGAGGCAGCGGTAAAAAAGGCCCAGATTGCCGTGCAGGACGCTGAGGTGCAGAGAAATGCAACCAAGGATGGGACACAAGCAAGAATTGACGCAGACGCAAAATTGGCCCAATCTGCTCTTGAACTCAGCGATAAAATCAAAAAGGCTAAAGAGGATGGCGAAAATGCCACAAAGGACCGAGTGAAAGAAGGTGTTGATGAAATTGAAATGCTTGGTGATGCCGCTGTAACGGTTTTAGATATTGGCTATAACACGCAAAAAGTGCATCTGGAAGAATTGGAAGCCAGACAGCAGCGCGCATATGAACAGCAGGTAAAAAATATTGACGACTCCACCGCTACCGAAGAACAAAAAGCGATCCGTCTGAGAATATTGGATGATCAGCGTGCAGCGCAAAAGGAAGCTAACGACCGAAAGCAGCGGCAGCTGGATATTCAAAAAGCACAGTTTGATAAGGCAAATGCCATAATGCATATTATACTAAACACCGCCGTGGCAGTAATGCAGGCTGGCGCAAATATTCCCTTGGCGGTAGCCATAGGATTGGAAGGTGCGGCTCAACTTGCCGCAGCTATCGCTACCCCCCTTCCACATTATAAAGAAGGCACACTCAACCACCCGGGCGGCGAAGCGGTTACCGGTGATGGGGGCGCAAAGGAATTGATCCTGGAGCCCGGTCGTCCTGCTCGCTGGTCCAAAGATCGTCCTACCATCGAAAAGCTGATGCCGCATACGAAGGTTATTCCTCCACATAAAATAGAAGAATGGCTGATGGCTGGCATGTTCGTGAATCAGCAGGGTGCATTAGTCGATACGCGACAACCTGATATTAAGCAGGAACTGAGAGATATCAAAGACGCCATTGTATGGGCGGCAAGAGAACAGCGCGAATCGAGTAAGGCAAATAGACCAAGGATCATCAACAAGGTAACGGTAAATGCCGGGTGGCATACCTATATCGAAAACAGCGTGTTAAAATGAGCATCTCACGCATATACTGGCGCTTCTTCCTGGTCGATACGCCCAGCGGACTCTGCTATTATGTAGATGGCATGGGCAATATTCAGAAGGGCAATATCATGACTGGCATTGATTATTCCCTGCCACAGTCCCCCGGCGGCTGGGAGGATATGCAGTTGTCGTTTGGCCGTTCGTCACATTATTGGGGGCTGAATCGCACCTTTACCATCCCTCTCAAATTCATTGGCGACGGCGCCAAGATAGTTAGGAGCGTTTTTTATACAGGACGGGGAATAGAGGCGCCGGTGACGCTGGTTATAACGAAGTGGGACGATGTGACCGGGGTCTTTCGCCTTTACTATTCCGGCCAGCTTGACCTGAGCAAGATCGAGGACATGGTGGCAGAGGGCGTGACGGTAAACATCATGCAAGGCGGGGTTGTGCAGATGCTGAAAGCGTATGAGAATACGGTCATCGAGATCCCTTGCGACGGATCTATCCCGGAGAATATAAAGGTCAACTGTGATGGGATCTTGCTAAATGATGTCTTCTACTACCAGATCGTTCCAATTACTTTGCCCTACCCGAGTTTGAACCCGCTTCCATGCACCTTTGTCAGCAACGAGGGGGACAATATAGGAATTACCAAAAATAGCCCCCAGCTCGAACAGCCATACCTTGGATACTATCAAAAGTCGGGCAATTTTCTTTTCTCGTCTGAGCAGCCAATAACTGTCAGGATTAAAGGATCCATCATTGTAAAGAATGACCCCGGCGTATCGAACGCTACCTTTTACATGCATACAGCAACATCTCTATCGCAGGCAAGGGGATCGGGCGGGACAAATACTGACCATGCAGTCGGTTTGGTAACTCCCCAAAATCCGGCAGACGGAATATTCAAGCCAGTCGATAGCCAAATTAACCTGCGGACACAAACAGCCTTCGGATTCGACGAAACGATCCATTTGGATGCCAATGAACATCTGTTCATTATGATATTCAATAACTTTTCTGAATTTCCTACGACTATTGTGGGCGGTAGCTTCTCACTCACGTTTAGTTCTCGATACCGGCCCTCGCGGGTATGGGGAATAAAGCCCTACGACCTCGGAAAGCTGCTGATCCAGAAAATGAATGCACTATCCAGCAACTTCCTGCAATCATTCAATTACCTTTTCGACAGTCTTTTATTGCTTTCCAAGCCCAATTTGGTGGTTACGTCAGGAGATGCGTTACGGGCCAGTACAGACCCCAATTACTTTCAATATTACAATCAGGCTACGCTAAACCCAGCCAATCCCAATAACCAGGATTATACACAGTTTCCGACGCTGGGGCCGGTTATAAAAACAACGATAGCTGAGTTCTTCGACTCCTACAATGCTATCTTGAATGCAGCCCTCAGCAACCAACAATTGCCGGGGCAGGCAGAGAGCGTATTTATCGAGAGCAAAACCTACGTCCTTGATCCATCGGTCATCACCATGGCTTTGGACAAAATATCCAACTTCAAGGTGAGCGTCGCGACTGAATATTTTTTCAACTGGCTAAAAATAGGGTATGAGCCCCAGCAGTATGATGAGAAAGCCGGTAAGTATGAATACAATTCTCTGGTCCAGTGGCAGGCGCCTATCCGGACACTGGCTAAGACGCTGGAGATCATGAGCAAGTACAGGGCTGATAGTTATGGTATCGAGTATACCAGGTATAATACACAAGGGGGCAAATCAAGTACGTTCAATAGTTCTGATAACAGTAAATTCATCCTCAACACGGATTTCACCAGTTCTTTTCTGGATTATTACCTGGCTAAATTCGATTCCGGTATTCCACTGCCTACCTCAGCCACAAATGGTGACCAAAGGACGGCGCTTAACAAAAGCTACCAAGCTGTTTATATGGATATCCTGGACGGGGAATATCTCACTAGCCAGAATGATTACAGCATCTTCATGTTCAATCAACCGACGCCGGGGCTTCAGACGGTGCTGGTCTCCTTTACCGCCGTCATCAATGGATTGATAGGAGATAGCGCCCTGATCCAGATGTGGGTAAATGGCGCTGTTCTTACTTCCTGGTCGCAAAGCGTGAGCGGTGTAAATACAGCATTCAACGGCACATTTTCTTCGGCCAGATTCTTCAACAAGGGAGATGTTATCTATTTCACGATCGATACGATCCGTACCTGCACTGTTAATATTTCTGACTTTCAAATCAACATAGGCGGTGGCGCCTATTGGTCAGCGCAAAGTAGTGGTCCTATTGATGCGCCGGCCGGTTCTACTCAACAATTGATCTCGTTACCGATAATTACGTCTATTCTGGTGAGCGGTCAAGAGGTCGTATCATCGGCTTTCCAATACTTCAGGTTCTTGTCAAATGTTCAAGATACCGGCTTCTCTTGGCTGTACGGCATCTCGGCTTATCATCAGGGAAATAGCCTTGAGACCATAACTTTTGATATTTGGAAGAACGGCCAAAATATTGGATCAGTAACTATCCATGGGAACGCCAATATTTTGACTTGGTATAACCAGCCGGTTCTGCAGGTGACGCCGCCCATTCTGTCGGGTGATATAACCTATAATTTGTACGATATCGTCTGGGTGACCGTCTCCAACACCAATATCAACGTATGGGTAACAAACCTTCGCCTTGAATTTACATCACATTCTATTCGTGCTTATCCTTTGCTGCGCAGGGCTTACGACAATGTATCTGGTCTTCCGAACCCAGAAACGGCCTTTAACATCGAAGACTTGACGCCTAAACGAATGTTGCAGCGCAGCAGTAATATCCTGTCTCCTGCGCTGTTTAATCTTGCGCCTGGCAATCTATCCTTTCAAACCGCTGATAAGAATCAATTTCTATCAACTACTGTAGGAGGATCAACTATACAGGAAAACGCCTCCGTCGATATTCATGACTTGGATGCGCCACTTTTTTATCCGCTGATCTTTGAATTTGATACGGAGGTTCCCATCAATTTCGCTGACCTGTTCAATAATGCGGCAAACGGCCATATATCCTTCCCTTATAACAACAAAACGTTCTACGGTTTCCCGATTCAGGTAACAGCCAAACCTGCCCTGAATGAATCACAGACCTGGAAACTCCTTTGTTCACCCAAAACGAACCTTTCCGATCTGGTTGATCTTGATTGGAATGGGCTACCGATACTTATGCCACTCGATATCAGCATACCGATTATATGCCCGATCCACGCCATCCCGCTGAGTTATATCAAGCCTGATGTTTATAAGAACGCCACCATGGATGAAGATTGGTATAAGAACCGGATCAAGGCATGGATTGACCGTAAAGACTATGCGGCGCCTCGCCAGAATGACGAACCGATACCTATTCAACTACAAACTAATGGCCTGGCCCCTGTTACTATTCAGATCCTGGACTGCAAGGGGACGAATGTCGGCTCTCCGATTAATATTCCGTCCGTAACTGATCCTATGGTCATCATGCCACAAATACTTTATCAAGGGAATGTAGACATCAGCACCCTGGCGGATGGCATTTACTATTTCCTTTGGTCCATCGGGTCAGGAGAGGCTACCGGTCTTTTTATTTCCGAGGGCGTTCGTGTGAAAGCAGATTGGGACGCCAGCACTATCAGGCTGGATTATAAAAATACCCGCAACAAGCTCAGCACTGTCTTTTCTACCGGGTATTACCCAAACATCCGCGTTCACGGCCAGATCAGCAGGTATACTCCCAAGAGCAAATTTACAACGTTCATAGACCAACCGCAAGATATCGACCTGCTGAACGCCATTCCATATGATACCTGGAAGCTGGAAATAGGGAGGGGTTCCGGCATCCCCGATTACATGATGAGGAAGATCGCCCGCATATTCGACCTGGACACGGTATTCATTGACGGAAATCAGTACACAAGAGACGCGGATGCGCAATGGGAAAAACAAAACTTCCCCGGCCAACCGAAAGAATATATGACCCTGGATATCCGCCGGGCGAAGAATATCGACGCAATTACATTAAATACATCCGGACAATTGACGAGCGACATGCTGGGCGGCTATACGCTTGATCCGGCGGCATTCGGTCAGTCATTGGATGGGCAGGATCTTATACAAGTAGGAAGCTAAATTATTGAATATGAATCTTAGTCTTTGGCAGGAAACAAAACCGGTGAGCGCAGGGCATACGCTGGTGATGGCGATCAGTAAGAAATCAGCGCCATCGATTATAGTGGCTTACTTTGAGCTTCCGTTACCTTATACAGGCCAGACGCAACTTCATACATTTACTGGTTTGGATAATGTGGTCTATTATTACCAACTTTTTGAATCGCCAGATCATGGGCCGGACGGGACGGTGCGCAATTATTTTGATATTCAGCCCAATCAGAATGCCTTTAATGTTCGTGATAATCTTTATCTCCGGGCCGACAATAGCCCGTTCTTTGCCTCCAACACTAACTTCTACGGCCAGGATAGCAGCTTGATCGGCTGGAATTGGTATCTGGAAAATCCGACGCTGGGCACCCTCAACTATGGAGAGGTTTGGACAAAAACGATTGCGGGAGTAGCAACAACAATAGATGACATGGCGGCTGATGGTTTTCAATATCTCCAGCCCGGCTATCTCATTGGAAATGACGAACGAGCGGTAATTCATTTCTATCCGCAACTGTCGGCGACTTCCACGCCTCAGAGTAGCGCAATGATCAGCCAGACGACGCTTCTGACTTCCACCACAACCCTTACCAATAGCGCGGCAGGTCAAGCGTTTCAGTTGGAAGGGGGCGGAGGCTATTTTCAGGTGAATCTGCCCGATATCACGACCGTACCTGATTCTGTTCCTATTTTTTTCAACTCCGGCGGCGGCAATCATGTGAATGTCGGCATTTCAGCCTTTGCCGGTCAGTCATTGCAATGGTTTAATAACCAAACGAATCTCGGATCTGCGACCAGGGCGTCTATTATCTATCTCGGGCAAGGCGAAAATATATGGATAATACGATTTACCTACCCCGATGGGTCTAAAAGATGGCTTGTCCAGGGCGATACATTCGGCGTCCGTACTGTGGGAGAGGTTATCTACGATTGGTCCAAAATTCCGCTGAATACGGTGTTAATGGCCGGCCAGACGCTTTCAAGGACGAATTACGCTAGGCTTTGGGCATGGGTACAGACCCTTGACGCCGCATGTCTTATTTCAGACGGATCATTCAATTCAACCACCACCCTTGATGGTATAGCTTACTATATTAATCAAGGTAAGTTCACAACTGGCGACGGATCAACAACTTTCCGCGTTCCGTTGCTTACTACGACTGGTGCCAGCGGTTCGGGTTTCCTTCGCATGGTTGACGGATCGGGAAGATTTCCCGGCAGTCTCCAGGCGGACGCCATGCCTGATCACCGGCATGATACACTTACGGGTAAATTCCCAGGTGATCCCAATGGAGAGGGTTCAATTAAGTTCGGCGGCGGATACAATGGAACCCATACACAGGAGACGGACTTAACTGGTTCGCCTGGTCTCATTGTTGGATCAGCCTTTCAAGTATCACAAAAATTAAGTTTTGAATCCAGGCCGGTAAATATCGGAGCTTATGGGCTGCTACGAATATAAAAAGATGTACATTTAATTTCAGAAAGTTCTGAAAAGTCTGAAAGTAATGAAAGTTAAAAAAGAATAATATGCAAAAGGCTTTCGAGCCGCATCCTACAAGGACTTTCTGGAATAAATATCCGGCGGTCCTTTGGATGACGGCCCTCCTGCTGATGTCCATTGCTGGGCGATCTCAAATCTTTGTTTATCCCAATCCCGGTCTCTGGGGCCAAGGAATACACCGATTCGTACCCGATAGCACCTTGTATTTTCCTACTGGCTGTGGCGCACCTTCCGGTCTAGCCTCTCTCCGTAGTTATGGTTTTAATGGATTTGGACAAAAGATCAAGCAGGCCGCTCTCTATGCCGATACCTGCGGCCATCACGTCTACTGGTTCGACTGGACCGATACGACATGGAAGCAAGTGGATGGCGGAGGAGGATCAGGCGGCATAGGCTCTCTCAACCAGGTAACTCAAAATGGCAACGGCTCACAAGCTACTTTGCGCGTTACTGATCCAGGCGATTCATCGATTGAAAAGGCGGTGCTGGGCCGAAGTGCCGATAATGATCATGGTGTCGTGTTCCTGGAAGATGGATTAGGTGCGGTGACCGAATTCCATATGGATAGTATTGTCGTGCGCGGGAGGGTCTATTATTTTCCTATTGGCTCGGCCCCGGATACTTTTGCCCTGAAAAGTGACCTACCTGCAGCCCCAAGCCCGTTCACTGCCACAACGCCCGGTATCGTCAATGCTCCAGGGACAGGAAACAGTCGAATATTTTTAAGATGGGACAATACCTTTTGGCCGGTTGTTATTCCAAATGATACGGCCGATAAGTGGGTAGGATGGGGATATCGCAGTCATGATAGCATCTACCTGTGCAAGGGATCTACATGCGCGTTTGCATGGAAGGATAGTGTAGGCGGGGGTGGAGTGAGTTCTATTTTTAAAAGAACCGACAGTGTATTCTACGTTGACGGATCAGGAAATCATTTCTCCCACAGAGACTCCGTCCAATGGGGCCTGGCAAAAGACACCGTTGTAAAGGCGACAACCCTTTCGGCTCGCAATGACGCCAATAGTGTTATCATGTTGCCCGATGGTTCGCTTATCTGCGCCTATACGGGGTTTGGCACCCAGGTGGGAGATGTTGATTCGGCGGCTATACTTTGGAAACGGAGCTATGATCACGGCCGAACCTGGTCGGCCCCTGACACTGCTGTCAGACTTGGGGAAACGGGAAGCTATATTCCTTCCTTGTATGTACGCGGCGACGGAACCGTTTTGATGCTGTACCTCCATCAGCCAAACGTATCCATCGGGTATATCAATATGGTCACTTTGGCATCTCCTTACACACCAGGAACATGGTCGGCGCCAACAATTGTCTATAACCCCTCTCTATATCAAAGTCCGGCAGCTGATCGAATACTGAAGACAAAAAGCGGCTCCCTGCTCTATGCAACATGCTACCCGACGACTTCCGATCATGGAAGTGCGGGTGGGAATTACTATGTGAAAATATTGAAGTCGGTAGATGATGGTTCTACGTGGTCTGTCAAAAGCTATCAGATTGCAAGTCCGGATAGCCTTGCTGTAGAACCGGGTCTTTTCCAGGTAGAGGACGGATCTATCTATTGCTACTGGCGCAATAGAAGCGGGTATGTCGGCATGTCCTTAAGCACGGACACGGCTAATAGTTTTAGCGCCGCCTTTCCCACTAACCTATATGCACCCAATTCGACTACATCTATCAAATTTATTCAGCAATACAAGAGGCTGATAGCTATCCATAATAAGCATGATCAATGGGTTGGAGACGCAGTAAATGGCACAGGTGGACGTTACGCCATGCAGATTTCCACCTCTCCCAACCAGGGCATTGACTGGTATAGGCAGGCTTACATCGACTCGACGACGGGATATTACAATTTTGAACCTTCAATTTTTATTGACACAGTAACCAATGAGATCATTGCAACTTTTTCTAAATTCAATAATGCAGGCACTTTATGTAATCTGCAAAATGTACGCATTCCGATATACCATTTAATTGGTAGTCCGGATGTGCATGAATTCAACGATATCAAAATTACTCCTTCCTATTCTCGTAGCTATAGTCAGGTAAGCGGAAAGCCCTATGGCCACCAGGGTCTAGACTTTATTACGATGACCCAAAAGGAAATTGGATTCGTGCAGAACACAAACAATGTGGCGGGGGACTATTTCAAGCTCACACAAGGCCACTCGAATGTGGGGATTTTTAACCCTCTTTTAAAGGGATATACGCATAGCACAGCTGGCGGAATGGCGTTTGAAATGACTACCAAGGACGAAAGTGGAGATCCGGTATTTCTTATGTCGGGCATTGATTCGGGTGCACTTAATAGTACGGGATCGTTCCCGGGTACTGCAAAGCTGTTTGGAGTATACAATAAT